CTTGTGCTTCAGCTAGAGCTTGTGTTGTTCCAGAACTCTTAGAGCTAAACACCCCACTACTACTAGGTAAGAAATTACCTAATCCAGGTAAGATAGCATTAGCTTTGTTAGCGATAGCACTGTCTGAGTTAGTGCCGCCAGTTAATACTGAACCAAGGAATTGTAGTAATGACATCTGTCCGGTCATGTATTGGCTGAAAGCATTAATTTCATTTGACATGAATGTCAGAGTAGCGTTGGTAGTATATGTCAGCGCAGCCGCATAGGCTGGTAGTGCTTGACCAGCGATGCCTTCCATTTTATTTTGGAAACTGGTCATGGTATTAGTCAAACTAACATAAGTTTGTGTCAGACCATCAGTTGCCTGTGCTTGTGCAGTGGCTGCATTCATCGAATCAGCACCAGCTTGTGCACCAGCTTGATATTGATTTAATGCATTGCCTAATGCACTCATACCTTGTGCCACAGAGCTAGTTCCTGTTGGATCCATTAATGTAGCAAAGTCTGTAGCACTTTGTCCTGAAGCTCTAAATGCATTAGCAGCTTCAGCTAGATTAGCCTGTGTATTAACAACCATATTTTGATTGCCAGCCATGACCTGTTGAGCAGTTTTATTCAACAGTGTCATGACCTGTTGGTTACCTGCTATCACAGGATCTGTGACTGTACCACCTGCTAGTAATTGTTCTAAAGCAGCCTGTAGTTTAGGTGCTTGCTGTCCAGGAACTGCAGCCAATGTAGCATAAGCCTGTTGGAATGCTTGGCTTTGTTTAGCTGTCAATTGATTTTCTAACGCACCACGTTGTGCATCAGCTAGAGCCTGATCCATTAACTGCTGGGCATTTTGTCCGGTAATATCAGTGATAACTTTTAAATTCTTAGCATAGTCAATAGTACCTTGATTTAATTCAGTCTGATTGCTGGTTAAATCATTGATGTTTCTTCCTAGAGCTTTTTGTTGTGCTAGGTATTGGGCCATTACAACACCTTGTTGTTGGAAGCTGTATCCTAGTGCTAATAAACTACCACGTGCTTGCCCACCATCTGCAGATAGTGCTGCAAATCCTTTGGCCATTTGTGCTGTTGCATCACCTACACTACCGCCCATTTTTAATAATTCTTCTCTGCTGGCTACTATTGCCGCTGAGAATGTAGCTATACCAACACCCGATTGGTTAGCCAACTGTGCCATCTGACCTAATCCACCCGAGAAGCTACCACCAATGGCAGCTAAATCGTTTAGCATGGTCACACGTTTTTGGAATTCTTGCTGTAATACTCCGTTAACGACTGTCAGTACTTGATTGGCTACGTCTATGATCTGATTGGCTGCTGTACCAAATGCATTAACGATCTGCGCTAGTCCGCCACCTATAAATGGTATCCAACCTACAGTAGCTTGTCCAACTGCTGACATCATGTCAACTCCGATCTTAGCTATCTGTGTGCCAACATCAATCCAAGTCTGCATGATACCTGCAGCAGCTTGTATCGGTTGTTGTGCCATCTGATCATAGGTAGTTACGATACTGCTAGCTAACTGCACTGCTGTAGCACTAATATCTTTAAATGCTTTACCTGTTTCTGTAGCGATGTCTACTAGATTATCACCAAAACTTTTTAGTTGTTTTGGCGTGAAGGCCTGCGCCACAGTGGTATCCTTAGCAGCTTTGATAAACTTATCCAGCGCAGTAGTAGAGTCAGTTATAGCTTTAGTTTCTTTCTTTTTTTCTTCGCGAGCTTTTTTCTCTTCAGGCGAGAGATTGCTTGAAGTGTTGGTTTTAGACATCTTACTTAACACCGACAGGATATCCTGCATGGTGCTTTCTTGCGCTATGCCTTCTACTGATACTTCTCCTACTCCCGGAACATCAATTTTAATCGCCATGGTTTTTACACTATAAATATTAAGGTACTATACTTTATTTATGGAGTTCAAAAACCAATGGAATCATCAATTGCTAATAACCCGCTGAGCAAGCATTTTAGACAGCCAGCTATCTACTTAAAACTACCCAGTGGTGGTCGTTTTTACCCTCAAGGCACGTTAGATATTGGTGTAAACGGTGAAATTCCTATATATCCAATGACTGTCAAAGACGAATTACTGCTAAAAACGCCCGATGCGCTGATGAATGGCAGCAGTATCGTTGAAATGATACGTAGTTGCTGTCCTAGCATCAAAGATCCGTGGACCATGCCATTAGTCGATTTGGATCCTGTGCTGATCGCTATCCGCTTAGCCAGCTACGGTACCGGTATGGATATGAAAAGTAATTGTACTAACTGTCAAGCCGAAAATGAGCACACTATCGATCTACGCAAAGTATTAGACAATCTTAAACCTATAGCCGATTACGATAAGAAATCTTTCTTAAATGGGTTGGTGTTTGACATACAACCACAGACTTTTAGAGAAATCAACACAGCAGGTCAGATCGCCTTCGAGCAACAAAAAATCGTAAGCGTAGTAGAAAACAGTGATCTAACACCTGAAGAGAAAAAAGCTCGATTCGAAGACAGTTTTAAGAAACTCACTGATCTCAACATCAGCACACTGGTTAGCTGTATCAGATCAGTCACCGCTGAAGACGGTAAACCTGTAGTTGAAAAAGAATTAATCAAAGACTTCTTAGAACACACTGATCGCAAGAGTTATGAAGAGATACGTGATTTGGTCAATCAGATAGTCAAAGCCAATGCTCTTGATCCTATGCCTGTGACCTGCGCAGAATGTACCAAAGATTATTCAATCAATCTAGACTTTAATCAGTCAAATTTTTTCGTATAAGGCTTTTGACTCTTACTAACGAGGAAATTGAAAACTTGTTAGATAGGATGGAAAAAGAGTCAAAAGCCCTAAAAGATAACGTTTTAAGATTGTGTTGGTATATGCGAGGTGCTATCAGTTACGATGATGGTATGCTATTATCTGTTGAAGATCGTGAAATAATCAACAAAATCATCAAAGACAATTTAGAAACAACTCAAAAGAGCAAACTTCCATTCTTTTAAGATGTCTACGACATCTGCATTTTCGCTTGCGCTCAATGCTTTTCTTTCTACTCTAATTGACTTTGTATTAATTTGAATTAATCTAAGCTCTTCTGCATTATCCAGATGCAAGTCACAATTTACCTATCCGAGGCAAATTGCAACCAAGCACATTATCCGAGTGCGGAGGCACACTAACTAAAAGAGATTGCATTCACTTGCACGGAGGCGGTCAGCCGGTACCCCCTACTCTAGATTCTTCTGGCGGTAGCTCAAACAGCCGTAGTTAGCCAACTGTTATTTTGCTCTCGGGTCGGTTTGTTTCGGAGCCCGAATCTTTTGGTTTTTACACCTAATTGATTGCCGTGTCGTCCTGTGTGTAGTCTTCTCTACACGTTCCAAGTAGGTATTACCTACCATCTCCTCAGGACACAGAAATACATCTGCATCATTGACTGTTAAATGTCTATCTTTAAATCTTTTACGGAATTCTTACCTAGTCTAATCTGTATGATGCCATTGTAGTTGTTTTCACGCAACAATACACCTTCTTTAAACTGATAATAGGCTTCCAAGTAGTTAGTTTCGCCACGTGATCCACATAAGCGTATGATTTCACGTGTGAACTTGTCCTTGCCTAGTGTGTCGATATCTGCTTGTAACCTAGGACTGCTGCCCCAGTAGTCTTTCCAATCAGTTTCGACTGTTTCCCTGCGCTTGTTTTTCTTGCCTTTTAGAGGTGGTCTCTTTTTGATTTTAACGAAATATTTGCGGCCTACATAATCGTAGCCATTGGTTGTGTTGGTTATTCGGTAGATAAAGCCATAGTATTCGCCGATATCCTCAGAATCAAATGTCTTGCCATTATAAATCCATGGATTAGCGTATGTCATATACTTATTAGTTATCTCCAGTGAGTAATACTGTAATTTTTCTTGGTAAAATCCATGCCTATAAATACTTTTATGCTACCATCAATCATCAAAGAAAACTTCATAACTGCTGAAGAAATCAAAACTATAACAGACAGCGTGTTTGGTTCTGCTAAACCATGGGAAGATATTACCGATGGTCATCACACTTCTGACTATTATGTTTGGTCCTATTATGCAAAAGAATTTGCTGAAATAAGACAGATCTTAGATGAACGGATATGTTCTGCTATTAACATGGATGTGTTGATCGACCATAGCCATATCATACACAGCATCATGCCCTATAACATACATTCAGACTACTATCAAAGAAAAGCTCTGCCTTCTAAGCTAGTACCTGCATATACCTTTATTATTCCTCTAGCCGATTGCGCCAGTCATACCCTAGCATTTAATGAGTCTAGTGAAATAAAACACTTTAAAGAATATCTTGAACAGGTTAATCCTGATCCATTACCAAAAGAACAACAGGTAAGCCAAGATATCTATGATCGATACTTGTCGCATTGTGATATCAACCACATGCAGTATCTTTCACTGAAGGAAATATTTCCATGGCGTGCAGGTAGTTTCTATGCATGCGATAGGAGACATTTCCATTGCAGTGACAATTACTATAAAAACAATCTCAAAGACAAGCGGGCCATCATAATGTGGACCAGCACGAAATTATAGACTGTTTTTCTTCTCTTGGATTTCTGCACGACGAGCCTTGGCTAGTTTGCCTAAATCACCTAATGCGCCACGGGCACGTGCCGCACTTGCTTTAACACCTTTGCCGTCAAACTTTTCTGCTTCTGCTTTGTAAGTTTCGATCGCTTCTAAGATTTGTTCATGTAATGTTGCCATTGTTACTCTCCTTTAAGTTAAACTGCTAATGTTGCTTGTTTACGAGCAATTTGATTGATGATCTTGCGTTTGTTTTTCTTTTGTTGCGTTTTTTCTAATAATTCAGACAGTTGTTTGACATTGAGCGGACCCAATCTAGTTTTACCATTGCGTGTCAACATTGGATTGGCGTGTTTTTTACCTTTTGGTGTTGCCATGTGTTACTCCTTTTATATTAATTATTTTATTTCAACGTCAGTGTTATAACTCGTGAAACCGTTTTCTTTAACCACAGTCAATATGTTATTAACACGTCCTGCTAGTTCATCTCTGTGTGATACCAACCAAATTGATTTGTGTGCATCACGCGACATCTTCTTAAGTATGGCCATGGCATTTTCCACGCCAGATGCATCCATACCGCTATCAACTAACTCATCGATGAACAATAAATTAATTGGTTGATACAATGATTCCCACACATCACGGAACGCCCACGACAGTGAAAGTATCAAGCGATTGCGTTCACCTCTAGATAAGTTATCAAAGTCTAATTCACGTCCTAATTCAGTGATGTTCACGCTAAGATCATTTAGGAATACCACAGTATGGGGTAAGCCAATACGATCTAGATATTGGCTTAATCTCGCGTTCAAGTAGCTGAGATTTTGATCGATGATTCTCTTACGCACAAAACTGTCTTTGTTGGTCAACAGTTTGTATAAGAATTCTTGATGTTCTTTGATCCTCGTGAGTTCATTCATGTTGGTGTAGTCGATCTCAGCAAGAGCAGTGGTCTTCATTTCTGCGATCTGTTCACTGTAAGGATCTTCTTCTACGGCTTTAGTTTCTAACTGTGACTGTAAACTGGCAACTGTTGATCTATGATGGATAGCATCTTCTTCTTTATCATAATAGACTTTTGGTGGTGTGCCTAGGTCACCTAACTCTTTTAGTGCACCTGTAAGCTCTATCCACTGTCCATTGGTTGTTAGATATTGTAGAGCGGCTTCTTGTAGCGCGGTTTCTTTACCCGCTAATACTTCTTCATGTTTAGTATCATGTAAGTCTTGACCACAGGCATAACACTTGTGATCCTTTAGATCTTCTATTTCTTTCTTTAACTTCTCAATGGTTTTTTCTTCTCTGCTTTGATCTTGTTCTGCACGTGTAATGGCCTTGTTTAGATCTAAGATATCTCTACGCTTTTGGTCATAAGCTGATAATTCTTTATGTGCAGCGATCTCAGAATCGATATCTAATTTCAATAGATCGTCTAATGCTGTTTGTAATTTTAGTGTATCATCTTTGTGTTTAGTCAACCAAAGTATTTGTCTACGCTGTAGACTTTCGATCTGTTCTTCGATACGTTTATTGGCATCAGTCACTGCTTTGATATTAGCCTCTTCCTGCTGGATGGCGTCCCTTGTGGCCTTACTTTGCTCTTTAAGTAGTTCTGCTTTCTCACTTAATAAGGTAATACCTAGCAGTTGTTCAATGATGGCACGCTGATCATTTGGCTTTAGCGCCAAGAATGGTTCAGTGTAGGTATTCAAGGCCACCACATGTTTGAACATGTCGTGACTCATGCCCAATAAACGTTCTATTTCAGCTTGTGTTTCACGACTGTCACCTTGGCTGTTGTCGTCCTTGCTTTCTTGTTCTTGATCACCGATATAGAATTTCAGCACATTAGGTTTACGACCGCGTTCAATCCTATAGTCAATGCTGTTAACTTCAAAGTCAATGGTTACCAACATGGCTTTGGTATTGGTTTTGTTTACGAGATTGTCTTTACGTATATTAGTCAGTGCTTGACCATACATGGCATAACTTAATGCATTGATGATAGTAGTTTTACCTGTACCATTTCTAGCACCGGTGTCATCTCCACCAAGGTCGATATTTTCACCTAGTACCAGTGTTAGATCCTTGCGATCAAAATCTACAGCTTGAGTGCTATTGCCCACACTCATAAAATTCTTAACAGTTAAGGTCTTTATTTTAAACATTGTTTAATTGTAACATCTTTGTATAGTGTTTGCAAACAGTTTCGATAACTTCAGGATCATCGACATGATAATAGGGTTTTTTCTTTTTAGGATCATAATAGTCCCAGAGATTAACTATCGATTCACGTGGTCTATAAGTATCGAAGTCCCATGGAATGACATTACCAAAGCCAGCATGTTCAAAGCCACCTTGGCTCCATATCCAATTAGATACTTTTGATCTATCTAATAAATTAAGTGAATGTTGTATGAATACATAATTCTTTTCGATCAGACTGGTTAAATCGATATACTTGTTGAAAAAGTTCTGTAGCTCTTTAGTCTGAAGGTCAGACAATAGTCCAGCGGCAGTGTTTTGGGGATTAGGCCAACTTACACAGACCATCGGTTTCTTGACATCACTGTGTTGCATGTGCCAGTATCTAGACACTGTGTCTCTATAGGTAGAATCTGTATTGATTACAAATTCCTGTCTAATAGAACTAGTTGCGTGATAGATAACATAGTCAGCAGCTGATTCGATAGCTTGTTTGACCTGCAGATAAATGAGGTAGTTGCTGGCTGCTGGACTAGATAAATTAATGATATCTAGATCAGCATGTTGTTTTTGTAGTAGATTGACCCAACTGCCAGAGCCTGTAGGATCTGAGCCACAGAAACTGTCTCCACAGATATATAGCTGTTTACGCATTGTGCCACTCCACATGAGCATCATTGATAAAATTATTGACATAGTGCTGATAATTATATTCAACAGCATTTTGTATCCGCAATGCCAAATACTGTAGATCGGCTGATCTTAGAGCAGATAATTGCTTGATAATATTAACGATTGCCTGCATGCGATCGCTAGGGTTAACGATACTGTCATAGCTTTCATCCCAGAAGTCATTGAATGTTTTAAATCCAAGATCACGTAGCTTTTGTACAGTGCCTGGTGAACCTACTAGGATAAACGGACGTTTGTTCAATATGGCTTTGAATGTCTTTTCAGTAATAAACGGATAAGGATAACAAAATACCGTTTCAGTGACCAAATAAATCAATGCCTGTTGTAAGCAGGGCGGAAAAAATTCATTGTAACTGGCCAATGAAACCCCAGCATCTTCGATGCCGTATATCCCGAGTTGCTGGGTTTGACCATTAAAACTACTGTTATTTTTTAGGTAAACCATGAGATCTAAATTGGATTTCATATAAAAATCATTGATCCTAGTGAATGGTACGGTAGTGCGTAATATCATATCAGCTGGTGGATAATCTATTTCAGCAGTTGGTTCAAAAGGTCTATTGGCAAAATTGTAAGCCACATAACCTCGATCTAACAGATTGTATTCTTTTAGATAACTAAGCAACATTAATCTATGTGTTCGTTGTGCACCGTTGATGCAGATGTATAGCCGAGAAACTGTGCTGGGATTATAAGGCACATCAACTACGTTTTCTGTAGGAACCAGCCAAGGCATGAAAGCAGTTTCTAACACAGTTGGTTGAGAAAGATTAAATTTATCACACAATTCAAACACTTCACGATGTATACCATAACTGGTTGAACAGTAGATAAAAAATTCAACTGGCAAACCAAAGTGTTGGCAACAGCTAAAGAAATTCCAGTTATTATTACCAACTGTACTACTGGGATAGTAGTCAGTATCACAATTAAGTATTACGATCCTTTCATTCGCAGCGAAACTATGATCTGACCAATATTCACACCAATGATAAAATGCCAAGGGATTAGAGTCATGGTTGATGAAATCAAAACAATCGATAATATCGTATTTTGATTCTAAGTCATCGATCAATGACTGTCTAAGTCTATTTTCATCTGTGTAGATCATAGGTTATCCAAACATTGTTTTATACTATAGTCAACATTTTTAAATTCGTAATGGCCGATGGTGTTGATTAATTTGTCAACACTGGGTATACGCACTCGCACATCATTGGCATATTCTTTCACTGTGTTGAATGCTAATTCATCAGTAAATCCTGCGGCTGTGTATATTTTCAATGCCAATTCACGCATGCTGATAGGTTCAACATTACATATATTGTATGCTTGATCCAATGTCTGCGCACTGAAACTATGTTGCGCGATGATCTCAGCGATGTCATCGATCCAAGTAAAGCAACGTATCTGGTTGCCATCACCGATGATTGGCAAGGGATTTAATCGCTTTTCAACGATATTGGTGATATAGTCAGCGAACACATGGCTAAATCCCTGCTCGCTCATGGCCTTTTCATGTGGAGTTAATATATTAAATGGTCGCCAGATAGTATAGTTTAAACCGTATTGTTTTTTAAATGCTTGGCACATGCGCTCGCCTATGAGTTTAGATAGCCCATATTCTGTTTTAGGCATGATACAATCATCGACCATGTCTTCTGTCACCGGCACCATGACATCTTGTACGCAGGTTTCATAAACCATACTAGAACTGGTATAGACCACACGTTCAACGCCATAGTCAACACAGCTTTTTAAGATGTTGCCCTGTACAGCAGTATCGTCGGCGATGATATCAGCACAATAGTGATTGAAGCCACCAACACCATATAATTTGGCCGCAGCTAAAAATACAGCATCAAACCCTTGACACAATCTCAGGGTCTGGTGTCGATTGTCTAGATCGAGTTTACGCAGTTCATAATCTACGTTGGCACGCTCACTGGTCTTGCCATAACGATATAAATTATCGACGCCCACGATCTCATGACCCTGTGCTAGTAATTTTGGTATGACAGCCTGCATGAGACTGCCTTCACTGCCTGTGATTAATATTCTCATCTGATATATCGCTGGTTATCTTCTACTAGTGCTTGGAATAGTTTGATATCTAACCCCAGTTGTTCGACCAACACTGCCCATGCTTTTGAATCTTTTGGTAAACAATGACCACCAAATCCACGTAGATATTGGCTGCAACGTAAGTAGTCAGCAGTAATGTTATGTCTGTGTGTTGCTGCTTGGAATACCTTTTGATAATCAGCACCCAGTTGTTCACAGACTTCAAACACGCCATTGGCAAATGTAATACGCAGTGCATTAAACACGTTGCTGAAATATTTGGCTATTTCTGCTTCTGTTGGTGATACTTGTATGACTTTTTTAGGTATGTTACCATGACAAGCAACGATAAAATCATACACAGCAGTATCATCAGTACCAACGATCAATATGTCATGATGGTCGATAAAGTCAGTGAGTGCAGAACGTTCACGTAGGAATTCTGGTACAAAGCAAATGGATAATGTCGGATATTGTACGATTAATTTTTCAGTGGTGCCTGGTATGACTGTGCTTTTAACAGCGATAACACCTGAATAGTTTAATTCTGCTAGTTTAGCCACAGTGTCAGAGACTGTGGAAACATCACAACTGCCATCTGGTAGTTGATCAGTTGGCACACATACATAAATGATATCAGAGTCTGTCAGATCAGTTAATGCTGTGTCGGGGTATGCTGTATCGTAAAATTTTAAGTCGTGACCAATTTGTCTAAGACCATCATAGACAGCACTGCCAACGACACCTTTGCCAACTATGCCGATCCTCATAGATGTCGATAGATATCCAACAATAAGTTTGGATCATAGTGATCGCTGTTGATGTTAGTCAATTGATTGGTGACGATCGTATCGATACTTTCAAATTGTATATTGCCTAACATGATATCACTGCCAATGTCTGTGTTTTTTACAGGAATTAACGTGAGTTCACGCAGTTGATATGTGCCGACGAATGTTTCTTTGATGAATGTGGCTTCTTCATAGCTGATGTCGATGTCTAGATTAACACGACAGTGCATGTTTGGCAATAATAAGTTTTCAGGAGTACGCAATACATCACTGAGATTATACACACGATATCTAGGCTGTCCTGGCCATGATTTAAACACAGGTTCTTGACCCCATTCTAAGATCATCATACCACGCTCATCATCACCAGCATCAGCATAGTTATGTGGAAAACAATTACCTAGGTAGACGATGTTGCCTTTCTGTTGACGTTTGTGGAAGTGTCCTGTGAAAACCCTTTCGATTCCGCTGAATGCATCAGCTTTGATTTCGCCTGTGTCTGGCATCTGTACCATGGCATTCATATAGAAACTAGGTAATTCTAAATGCCCAAACATATACTTGGCTTCTATCTTTGGAATCTTTTTATGATCATCACCAACTAACCAAGGTACGATACTGACATCACCTTCTTTAAAGAAATCATTGACTATCTCTACATTAGGTATATGACGTGCCCATTCAGCTGATTGGATATCACGTTTGTCGCGATAATATAAATCATGATTGCCAGGGATAAAAAACACACGATCAAAGGCCTTGCCTAATAACTCTAAGGCAGTAAGACTGTAGTTAAGTGTGACGATGTTGATCGCCGCACGATTATTATGATAATCACCAGTAAAGAAACATGTCTCGCATCCTTCAGCTTTGGCGGTTTCGATGAACCACTTTACAAAATTTAAGCAGTCTTCGTTGTGCTGGGTGCTATTACTTTTTAATCCAAGATGGATATCTGTGAATACTGCGGCTTTTTTAAATAAATTACTCATTTGTTCCTGCAATCAATTAGTGGGTCTCTTAATTTTACTATCTTATACCCCTTGAAGTCAACTTTTTTAGCACATATTTTTAAGCCATATTTAATATTAAGTTTTAAGTCTTTTTCTGCGGCACCAATTGATTGGTAAACCCGCACTTCGTTTGTTGGTAATGTTACCTGTACCATGATACTGTATTTTGAATGTTGTTCTTTTTCTTTTTCAGTAAAACCAGTCTTTGCTATTCTATCCAATCTGGTTTGTATTTTTTTCTTATAAGATTGTTTTTCAGCTTTGCTTAACCCATGGTCAGCATGTTTTCTTTTTAATGTCTCTGCTCTTTTGATGATATGTTCTTCTTTTATATACCCAAACCCACCTGCGGCATCATTATTAAGATTATAATACAGAGGATTATCTTTTATATTTGGTATGGAGTCAAGCCATTTCTTTTCTGTTTTTAACACTAACTTTTTATTATTTTTAGTAACATATTCTAATACTCGCATGGTAAAATCTTGTGGAGCATTCTTATAAGCTACCATAAAATCTTTTCCTGAACCCGTATAATAGTCGTCTACAGCACCATAATGAGACCCTATGTATTTCATGTCATTTTTAATGTTAGTCCATTCATAAACATAACCGTAATAATCTTTTTTGTATTTCATTTCTGCCAATCTCCTATAAAGTATTTATTACTAGGCGACTGGCAGATATAATATCTTTTAACTATTCTTCGTAATG